CGTGTCCGCCTGCAGCATTTCCCTGAACCAGCGCCGCGAGTGCAGCAGCCATCGCAGGCAGCGGATCAGCTCGTCATGACGGTCCCGCACCACCTGGTAGAAATTCACCAATTCGCCGTCGACGTCGTTGATCACCTCCACCTTCGCCGGCTGCTTCGCGAACAGCACTCCGCCACCGCCACAGAATGGTTCGATGTAGATTGTGTGCTCAGGGATCATCGGCAGGATCCGCTTGAGCAAATTCTTCTTTCCCCCAGGCCAGGGAATCGGGCTGATCAAAGTTCACCTCCTGAGGCATCCATTTCCAGCCGCTGCAGTTTCCGGATGTCCAATTCCTCCACGCTCTCCATGCCGAACGGGTCGCCGCCCATGTTCACCTGGTCAAACAGCGTCATCGTGTTCCGCCGCGCCGCCGCCAGCGGGTTCAGCCACAGCACCTCCGTGCGCGGCCGCGCCCCGTCAGCGAACGCTGCCCGCTCGATCCGCTGCCAGCCCGTCAGCATCCCGTCGTAAAGCGGATGCGGGTAGGCCGAGAGCACCACCATCCCCGCCAGGCCATTCAGAAACTCCAGCAGCCGCTCATGGTCCGCCGCGTCCATTTCATGCGAGTAGTTGCACTTGCGGTGCATTTTCCCGCTGCGCGTCTCCGTCATGTAGGGCGGGTCAACGTAGTGCAGCGTCTTCGGCCCGTCGTGCTGCGCCATCACCGCCAGCGCGTCCCGGGTCTCGATCACCACCCCCTGCAGCCGCGTCACGGTCCCCGGCAAAGCCAGCGGGAAATGCTCCCATTCGTGCGCCGGTGGCGTGCCAGACCTGTTTGAATTCGCGCGAAACCCGGTTTTGATCCCCCTGTTGTGCGCGTTGCTCCCGAACCCCATGAACGACACCACCACCAGCCGCCGTGCCCGCTCCACCGGGTCATCCGTCGGCTCGTAGGAGAGCAGAAATTCCTCCCGCGCGAACGGTGTCAGCCGCAGCAGGTGCGTCAGTCTCCCGGCCAGCGCCTCGTCCTGCAGCACCCGGAACAGGTTCACCACCTCCCCGTCCAGGTCGTTGTAAATCTCCGCGTAGGAGCGCGGCTTGCGCATCAGCACGCTCGCCGCCCCGCCATACGGCTCCACGTAAATCCGGTGCGGTGGGAAGTGATTCAGGATCCATGGCGCCAGGCGCCATTTCCCCCCGTGCCAGCGCAGCACCGGCCGTGTCGGCGCCGTCGCTTTTTCCACCCTCGTCAATTTCCGCCGCTCCCTGTGCCAGCCTTGGTCCACTTCCCGTTTCACCTCACGCAGATCGATCGCCGCCCCCAGCTCCGTCACCGGCGCCGAGGAGTAAATCACCAGCGCCGGCGAAAACGGCGCCGGGCGGCCCGGCGTGCCGTCCGGGCGCACAAAGGCGATCCGCCCCCGGAAAAACACCACCCGCGCCAGCGGCAGCACGCTCTCGTGCCACCATGCCGTGCAGGTCCGCGCCGGCACCAGGCACACCACCGTGCAGCCGTGCTCAGCGTGCTCCCGCGCCGCCTTTGCCATCCACCCTTTGATCTCCGCACCGAAGGGCGGATTCAGCCACACCGTCTCCCCCGCCCAGCTCTGCGCCAGCCCGTCATCCTCCCGCGAGTGGAATCTCGCGCACTTTGCGTTGCCCGCCTCCGCCGCCGCGTCCAGCGTGAAATGGAAAATCCCGTCCAGCCAGTCGAACAGCCACCCCGGCGTCGCCCAGTCCGTCGCCCCCGGCGCCATGCTCGTCCCCCCGATCCGCTCCAGCAGCCGCCCCGGACCTCGCCGCGGCGCAATGTTTTCCACGGAGCCAGGAGCCGTCATGCCGTCACCTTCTGCAGGTCCTGCAGCAGGCCATGCAGCCAGTGCCGCAGCTCAGGCGTCAGGTCCCCCACCTGCAGCTTGTTCAGCCGCGCAAAGTCCCAAACGTCGTCCGGGCAGCTCAGCCGCTCGGCCGCAACATCCTGTTTCCGCTCCCGCAATGCCACCGCCGCCCGCTTTTTCACCTCCAGCAGCAAAGCCCGATCGTCCATCTGCCCCGGCGCCGACCGGTTTTTATTCCCCTGGCCGGCGGTGCCGGACGGGGTGCGCCCCGGCGCCGCGCCCAGCGTCCCCTTGAACGCCTCGATCCCGATCCCCCAATTCGCCAGGCAGCGTTTCAATCCGCTGGTTTCCGCCCCGCGCAACACGTCCCCGCGCTCACGCCCGGAGTGATTGCCGATCGCGCTCGTCTCCGCCAGCACCTCGCCGCTCCCGTTCGGATTCATGATCCGCAGGCTCACCGCCATTGAGACGGAGAACGAATCCTCCCGCTGCTCCACCGTCACCTCCGCCCGGCCGGGGCAGAGCAGCGACGCCGGCACGTGCGCAATCAGCACCTCCCACAGCCACGCAAAGCGGATCCCGGCCGTTTCGTACCTTTTCCCTGTCTTGCTCCCGTCCGTGCGCTTCACGCACTCCGGATGCTCCGACGGCAAGCGCCGCGCCGCCTCCGCCGCCGCCTCCAGCCAGGTCGCCACCAGCTCGCCCGGCGCGAACGTCTCCGGCAAGGCCGGGGTGTCTCCCTTTCTCAATTCGTCATTCGACATTCTTAATTCCTCTTCCCGCCTGCCCGCCGCCGGGTTGTCGCCGCAAAACTCATCATCCGCATCACCGCACCTCCAGCAGGTCAGGCCGGTAGCGTTCCGCCCACCGGTGCCAGGTGCCAGGCATTTCCCGCACCTGGAGCTCGGCCGGGAACTCCTCGAAACCGAGTTTCCGCTGCCCCTGGTGCAACTGTTTCTGGAAATAGGCGACGCCGGCCTTGCGGCACTGGTAGGCCAGCAATCCAAATGCGGGTGAGCCGACACCTCGCCGCCCAGGGCCGCTCTCGTCCCCGGCAATTACCCAATGAAGATTCCAGTTGTGACTGAGCTCCCCACCGACGTCTTGGCGGAAACAGCTCTCCGTGCAGCTGTGGTGGCAGGTTCCGCCGTCGTGCGGACACCGTCGGCCGATCATGGGCAAATGCGCGCTCAGATCCACCGCCCCCAATAGTGGCTCACAGGAAACGAACCGCACCGCCGCCAGCGCGTTCAACAGCAGGGGAATCCGTTCATCAGCCGCCGCCTGGTTCTCCGCGCTGACGCCGAGCCACACATTCGGCAACGGCCAGCCATCGCGGGTGATGTCCGCCCCGGCCTGGCTCTCGCGCACCCACTGGAAAAGCTCCAGCATCCGCGCCGGGCGTTTGGTCAGCACCTGGAACTGGTGCTGCGGGCTGCGCGCCATCGTCACGAACACGGCGGCGATGTCCTCGAAGCTCAGCCGCTCGTGAAACAGATCGCTGGTCGAATTCACAAACCACAGCGTCGGTTTCCGGCGCCGCAGCGGGATCTCCAGCCGGTGCCGCAGAAGCCGCACCTCTCCCGTCCACCGCGGCCGCCCGTCCCGCATTTCCGCCACACCGTGCCCCCAGAGACCGGAGCGGCTGAACCGCGCCGCCATCCGCTCCGCGTAGCAGTTGCGGCAGCCCTCGCTCACCCGGCTGCAACCTGCGACCGGATTCCAGGTCGCCTCTGTCCACTCAATCCCCGTGCCGACGCTCACGTTCGCATCTCCGGTTTGGGCAGCGCTTCCAGGCGCAGCCGCTGGTTTTCGACACGCAGGGCGTCCGCCTCTTCCCGCGCCTCGGCGGCAAGCTGCGCCGGCGTCTTGCCCTCCGGCAATTTGCGGATCAGCACCAGGTAGCCGACGCCGTTCCAGGTCAGCGTCGATTCCAGGTAGTTCTCCACCTTCTCGGCGGCAAACATCGAGGTCATCTGCAGCACCAGGAACTGCACCACCGGGTGGCGCAGCCAGATGTTCAGCGCCCCCTTCTCGTACTGCAGGCGGTCCAATATCGGCTCCATGCCCGCCGTCTGCATCCGCTCCAGCGCGTCCCGTTCGTCCGCCAGCCGCTCCAGCCGGGTCAGCAGTTCAGCGAGGTCGTGCGCCCGCGCCTCCTTCTGCACCACCGTCGCCAGCTCCCGCAATCCTTCCCGCTCCACGTCGCTCAGGCTCGGCGGCCGCGGCGCCGACGTCTCAGTTCCCGATTCCTTCATCGCCCGCTCCCCAGCTCGTCATCGCTGCCGCTCATTTCCGCCCCCGGCGTCGAGCGCTCCTGCAGGCGGTACTCCACGCGCAGCTGCGAAACCTCCTCCAGCCCCGCCGCGTCGAATGTCTCCCGGCTTTCGCGCGAGCCGTGCCGCACCGGTCGGCCCACCGCCAGGCAGAACACCCACCAGACCCCCAGCAGCACCAGCACCGCCGACCCCGTGCCAATGAACACCGCCAGGTAAATCTCCCAGAATCCCAGCATCGTCACTCTCCCTCCGGTGCCGCCGCGGCGGAGTCATTTTTCGACGGCGCCGGGTCGAACTCCCCGCGCTCCTCGTGCTGCCCGATCGTGAAGGCGAGGCTCTGAAGCGCCCGCTTCACCGTCGGCTGCGCCGCCCCCATCACCACTGGATTCACCAGCTTTGCCGCGTCCGCCAGGTCGGCAAACGCCGCCGCCCGGTAGCGCCGGCGCACCCGCGTCAGCACAATCACCCGTGGCTCGTCCATCGCGCCCTCCCGTGGAAAAACTGTGCTCTGCGCGGCCCGTGTCCATCACCGGGCTCCAACCTTTTCCCGGCGGTGATCAGCCAACCGGGGAGGCTTCCGGCTCATTTAGTCCGTCACCAGGAGGTTTTGTCCCCCTCGCGAGAGCACAACTCAAAAGATCGAAAAAAGGGGGGTGACCGGGTCGCCGTCCTGCCGCCCCCGCGGGGTGAGGAAAAATCAGCGTTTCGGCGCCGGCTTGTCCGGGCCGGGATGCGCGCCGTTGTCCAGCTCCATGATCCCCTTGCCCGTGTCCTCCAGGCGCTGCTCGTCGTACCAGGCCGGATCGATCAGGGAGCCGTCCTCTTTCACCTTCGGCACCACCAGCGCCTGGTTGCAGCCGCTGATGTAGCGAACGTAGCCCGTGACCACGCCCGTAAAACCCGTGATGCGGTCCCGCACCGTCATGCCAAGTTCAATTGCCATTTCCGCGTCTCCTCGGTAAATCCCCCCGCGCCGTTGCTCCGTCGCACTGCTCGCTGTCCACGTGCTACCGACGGCGGCGCGGGAGGCTCCGGGTCATGCTGGGATGGCTTTCGCCACCGGCCTTGCCGAAGGGCCACATGCCCGGCTCACGCGGCTCCCGTTGTGGTAGGGAATGTCAGCTGAGCACCGTCACCGTTTGCGGCAGATGCTCCTTCAGCCAGATGAGCAGGCTCGCCATCGCGGCCAGCCGCCAGGCGCCGCCGTCCGCCTCGAACAGCGCCACCTCGCCGCCCTGGCGCAGGCGCAGCAGGAAATCGCTCTCCGGCTGCTCCACCTCGCGGAAGGTGCGGAAGGGCTGCAGCTTGATCGGGTTCGGCACCACCTTTTTGTCGGCGGTGTCAATCCCGGCCTTCACGACCACCTTCTGGCTGAAGCCGTCGTCCAGCTGGTTCACTTCTTTGGCGTCCGTCAGGTTGCCCACCAGCCGCGTGATCAGCGCCGTTTTCTCGGTCTGCACAAACTGGGTTTTCAGGCCGATCAGGAAGGGCTCCGCCTCGAAATAGGAACCGAACATGAACGAGATTGCCGGCGCTTTGGCGACGGCGAAGACCCGGCGCTGCATCGTGTCCGGCAGCAATTTGCCGAGCAGCTGCACCGTGAACGGGTCCACGATGTGCGCCAGCAGCTCATCCTCCTCGCCGTCGAACTCTCCCCGCGCCAGGTCGACGAGGCCGCCCAGCGAGGAAAACTGCAGCGGTTTCGGCTCCGGGTGCGCGATCAGGTGCAGCGTCTGCGGCGAGTAGCTCAGGCCATTGATCTCCAGCACCTGCTCCTGCGCCAGCTCCGTGATCCGGTCAATGAAGGTCGAGTCAATCATCCGCTTTCTCCCTGGCGCATCGGCGCCACGTTTTCCGCCTCGCCCTCGAAGCCGAGGTTCGGCTGGCGGTAGTTCGATTCGTTGGCGTGGATGTTCCCCTGCACGTCCTCCTGCAGCCAGACGGTGGTCGCGCTCTCCCGCGCCGCCGCCAGAACGCTCGTGCAGGAAATCTCCACGCGGTTCTGCTCCCGGCTTTCGTCCGGGATGAACACGATTTTCAGCGTCACGCTCCGCTTCTTTTTCGCCGGCGTGTTCGGGTCGAGGATGTTCTCGATCACCCGCCGCAGCTCGTTGTTCACCTCTCCACCGCGGCGCCGCCGCGCAGGGTCACCAGCGTCACATTGCCGATGATTTCGCTCATGCCGGTCTCCGTGCCCCCGCGAAAGGGAGCGGTTCCTGCGTCAGTTGAAATGAGTGGGAGTGGAGACCCGGCGCGGAGCAGGGGGGCTCCGTGGGGATTGCCGGGTCTCCGGGGTGTCCGCCAATGGCGGACGGCATCGGCCCGCCGTGGGGGGCGCCAGGCCGACAGTGCGCGCTCCGGGTGCCGTCCGGCCGGCGCGATCCGTCAACTGCGGATTGCGCCGCGCCCCCCGGTGCGGTGTCGCGGGATCCAGTCCCCCGCAAGTCCGGTCCGGCGGACCCCATGCCCGCCGGCCGCGCCTCCGGCCCGTCACCACGCACCGGACGCTTCCCTTCGATCTCCGCGCATTTCTGCTGCCACTTCTGTTTCCAGTCCGGGAGCAGCCGCTCCTCACCCGGCAGCACATCCAGCGGCCCGTCATGGCGCGACGGCTCGATCTGCATCGGGGTGTTCATCGGCTCTCCCCCGCCACCAGGCGCAGCTCGCCCGGCAGATGCAAACGTGCCTCGAGCACGCGGTCGATTTCCTCGCGGTCGAACAGCAGGTTGCGCCGCCCCAGGATCCTCGGCGCCGCGTGCAGCCGATTGTCCCGGATGAATTCCTTTGCCACCGTGCGCCCGCAGTCCAGGTAGGCGCACAACTCCTGAAAACTCAGCCAGCGTTTCGCCGCCACCGGCGCGACGGGCGTTCCCTCATGGGCGCGGGAAAGGAATGCGCGCGGCATCTGCTCAGGCCCCCTCGCCGGCGAACTTGAACACCTCGCGCACCAGCACTCTGCTTTTGGCCAGTTGCGCCTGCAGGCGGTGGATCTGCCCGCGCTGCGCGAGAATCTGCTGCGCCAGCTGCCCCACCAGGCGCCCCGCCTCCTCCGCCGAGTCCGGCGCCGCCAGCGGCAGGCGCAAATTGATCGGCGTCTGGTAAATCTGCTCCTCGCCCAGCGAGGCAGTGCAGATGCCCGTGATCGGGTCGTAGCAGACGGTCAATTCGTCCGGCGCCAGGCCGCCCAAACGCCGCTCCGCCGCCGCCATCGCCGCCTCGAACTCCCGGCGCCGATGCATAAAGCGGCTGCCGCACTGCTGCCGCCCCAGAGCCAACGGGTCCCAATTCGCGCCCGCCTGTGCCTTCGCGTCCCGCGCCTGCTTTACTTCCGCAAACGTCTCGCGCAGCATCGGATCGATTTCCATCGCTCTCTCCCGTGTTCCCTGTTTCAAATCCTGTTTCAGCCGCAGCAACGCCCGGACCTCCGCCTCGGAGAGGAACGTCGTGTTGATCCGCCGTGTCACGCTCACGCCGCCCCCCTGGGAGCGCCGGGCGCCTGCCCGGCAGCGTTCCTCCGCTCCCCTTCCAGCGCCATCAGGTGCCGGTCGATCGAGCCGACGGCGACCAGCACCGTCCCCACCGACCCGATCACCGCCCCGAGGCAGAACGCCACCAGCGCCACCGTCACCAGGTCGCCGTTCATGCTGCCTCCTTCGGCCCGCCGTCGGCAGCGCCGCGCTGCGGACCGAGGTTTTCCGTCACTTCGTGAAACGTCTTTTTGCCGCTCAGATCGGCGCCCACCTGCAGGCCGTAGGTTTTCGTGAACCGCACCCCGGCCGGAGCCGAGACCTCGAACTCCCGCGCCGTCACCCGCGTCACCGTCGCCCGGTGCCGGGTGAATGCGCCCGCCGCGCTGTTCTCCGGCAGCCAGGCGACCACCCGCACCACATCGCCCACAGCCACGGCGCCGAATTTGGGGCTCTTCAGGCTCATGACGCGCTCCCGTCTTCGTCATCCAGCGGCACGGTGTGCACCTCGTGCGCAAGCGTCCGCCGAAAACCGACCAGGCGGCCGCGTGCGTCGAAGTCGGCACAAATCACGCCAACCGCCGCGCCCATGAAACCGTTGAGCACGCCGAGCATCCCGACGCGGAACTGGCCCGGCGGCACAAAAACCTCATCGCCCGCCGCCGCCACCTGCACGCTCGGGTGCTCCGCCATCTGCCGGTTGCAGGGCACCCGGCAGGAAATCAACTCATGCACCGCGTACTGATCGATCTCGACCAGGGAATTGAGGAACGCCACCAGCGCGTCAGCCACCGCGTCCGTGACGCGGATTGGTTTCACTTCCCCGTCGGGCCCATCCGCCATCTTCTCCAGGCACGTGCGGAAGAACGCCCGCGCATCCCCGGCGGAGTCGAAGGTGAATCCCATCGCATGTGTCTGCCCGGCAACCCGGAACGTCTCCCAGCCCACGATCAGGCTCAGATCGCCCGGGAGAAAGCGCACGCTCCAGGGGTTCTCCGGATTGGCATCCTTCGCCGTGTGGCGCACGGCCAGGCCGTCGTTCTCAACCCATGCCCCGTCCATGGTCATGCGGCCGGCTCCTGCGCCTGGGGAACTTCGTTGCTGATTGCGTCGAGCATGCCGATCACTGTCGCGGTGCGCCCGTCGAGTCCTTCCTGGTCGGGCCAGACGCCCAGGGCGCGGATGATTCCCACCAGTGTGGCTGTTCGCAGGTTCGAAACTTCGCCGCGCTCAATGCGCCCGTAGGTCTCTTTAGTGATGCCCGCCTTGCGGGCGACCTCGTCTTGAGACCGGCCGCCGCGCAGTTCCCGAAGCGTTGCGCCAAAGGTTTTCATGTCGTGGTTTCCCTCTCGTTCACCCACGAATGTAACGCGACGAATTCTACACGTCAAGATGAAAATGTCGTGTCCTGCGCATTGTGATGCAAATGTCCACTTTCTCTTGACTTTTTCTACACGTGACGCTAAATTCGTGACGTAAATGATTTGAAGGTGCGGGCCAATGGGCGATAAAAACCTGCGGGGCGACCACGTAAAAGCTCTTCTGAAGGCACGGGGACGGTCCATTACCGACCTTGCCGGGCACTACGGCACTTCCCGGGATCAGGTGAGCCGGTGGCTTTCCGGCAAGTACTCACCACCCTGGGATTTTCCGCTCTCTGTCGCCGAATACCTGGACGTCCCGCTCTCAGACATCATTGATGGCTGGTACTTGACGGACGAGCGGGCGGAGTATTTGGCGGCGAAGGAGATTCCGGTGCTCAGCGGTGTTTCCGCCGGCGGGACCGATGCCCCGATTTTCCTGGACGGCGACACACCGGTCGGTGTCGGAATGCTCGGCAGCGTGCCGATCCCCGTTAATGATCCGAATGCCTTTGCGCTCGAGATCCGGGGCGACAGCATGGAGCCGGGCTACCCGAATGGGTCGCGAGTGATTGTCAGCCCCACGGTTGGATTCAAGAACAAGGCGGTGCACTTCGTGCAGGACACGAACGGACGCAGCTTCATCAAGAAGGTGGCCATGCTCTCACCGGACCGCTACCTGCTGCAGCCGCTCAATCCCTCCTACGATCCCATCGAGCTGAAGGCCTCAGAGATCCGTCACATCTGGCGCGTTGTGATGATTTTGCCCTGAATTTTCGTCAGAACGACCCCGATGCACGTTCTTTTAGATGAAAAGACAAACGTGTGGAGATGGCCATGAAGCAGGGAACCGTCATTGCACTCATCATCGCCGCGGCAATCCTCATCGCCGGCGGCATCATCGCCTGGGCGATCCTGAATCAGCCCCCCAGCGCCACAGACCGGGTTGTTAACAACGTCGTTTCCGGCATGCAGCGCAAGGCCATGACCGATGCCAGAAACCGGAAATTGCAGACTGACACCGTCATCGCCCTGCAGCACCTCGGCCAGGCGGTCGAGCAGTACATCATGGATCACAACAAAGTCGGCTCTCCGAAGGTGGACAGCATTCAGGAACTGATTGCTGCGTTGCGGGCCGCCGGTGTTGAGGGGAGCGAAGCATTTTCTCCCAACGATCCATGGGGCAACCTCTTCTCTTACGAGGCAGACTCAGTGGCCGGTTCCAAATACTACGTTTTGACCAGTCACGGCGCCGACGGCGCCCCCGGACCGGAGACGAGAGAGCCGGGCAATGCCACCAGATTTGAGGAAGATTTGATCTGGACCAATGGCCACTTCAGCCAGCGGCCCCACTAGGAGGTCAGCATGAAGGGCATCCTCATCAGCATGGTTTTGGTCCTCGCCCTCGCCATCCCGGCAGCGGCGCAGGAATCTAACGCCGAAGAAATCGGATTCGCCCGCGCTCACCTGGTCGGAACTCTGTCAATGCTTCCGGGTGACGGGGATGTGCTTTACGTCGTCAACATTCCGGCCAGGCGAAATGAACCGCCATTTTCAGTGCCGCTCCTGATCACCGGTGAAAGCCATTTGAAGCTGGTCACTTGGGCTCTCTTGAATCGGCGCAGTCTCTCGATCAGGGGAACGCTGGTAAATGCGCAGGTAACCGTCTTTCAGGGCGCGAACCGGCAGACCGCAAACAGGCTCTTCGTCAAGGTCGCCAGCGTGGAAAAGGTGAGGAAGTGACACCGTTTGTCGCCATCCTTTCATTGTGCGTCATCTTCTTCCAAGCGCAGGGAGTGCCGGCGCTGGTGGTGCGCGTGGTCGACGGCGACACGCTCATCGTCCGCCTCGATGACGGGCGCGAGGAGCGCGTGCGCCTGGCGGCGATCGACGCCCCGGAGATTTCCCGCAAGAACCCGGACCCCCGCGGCCTCGCCGCCGCCGAATTCGTGCGCCGCGCCTGCCAGGGGCAGGAGGTTCTGCTGCTCCCAGCCGGGCGTAGAACCGTCTTCCCGCGCGACCGCTACCGCCGCCTCGTCGCCCGCGTCCTCGTCGGCGGTCAGGACCTCGGCGCCGCCCTCGTCTTCCTCGGCCTCGCCACAGCCTGGGCGGGCAGGGCACAAAATCATTCGGTGAAAATCTCGTATGCCCAGATCTCGTGACAGTCGCGTCATCCGCCGCCGCGGCCGCTGGTATGCCGATTTCTACGACGCCTGGGGCGTGCGCCGGCGTTTCGCGCTGGACGTCCCTGCCTCCGCCACCCGCCGCCAGGCGGATGATGCCGTCGCCGTCTGGCTCGCCCGTGAGCACGAGCGCCTCACCCGCCGCCCCTGGCGGCAGGCATTCGACGCCCTCATCGCCCGCCTCACCCCGCGCAAACACCCCGCCACCATCCGCAAGTACGAGCAGGCAATCGCCCATTTCGCCCGCCATGCCGAGGCCCGGCGCATCCGCTACCTGGACGAGCTCACCCCCGGCTTCATCGCCGAGGTCATCGCCGACCTCGCCCGCGACCACGCCCCCATGGGCGTCAACTCCCTGCGCTCCAGTCTCCGAGCCATTCTCAATCAGCTCGACAAGTGGGATCTCATGCCCGCCGGCTACTCCAGCCGCCAATGGTTCGACGGCACCCGCATGCCCGACGAGCGGCGCGAGCGCCTCTACTCAGACCTTGAGCTGCGCGCCCTCTTCGCCGACCCCACCTACGGCGACGTGTTCCTCCTCCTCTACCTCACTGGCGCCCGCGTCGGCGAGCTCGTCAGCCTGCACACCAGCCACGTCGGCGAGCGCGCCGTCGATTACCCCTGGAGCAAGCGCAGCCGCACCGGCCGCCGCGCCCCCCTCAGCGCCGAGGCCCGCGAGCTGATGCTGCGCCCCCCCGCCGACGTCGGCATCCTCCCCGGCTACGTCGTCTGGCGCGAGCGCTGGGGCAGCCCGGACGATGAACGCCGCCGCACCTGCGCCATCGTCGCCCTCCACAAGCGTTTGAATCAGGTCCTTTCTACCGCCGGTTACCCGCCCGGCCGCGTGCATGACATCCGCGCCACCACCGCCACCCACCTCGCCCCTCGCGTCAGCATGCTCGTCCTGCAGCAGATCATGGGCTGGACCACCCCCGCCGTCGCCGCCCGCTACTACCGACAGCGCCCCGAAGATGTTACGATCCCCGCATTGCCCGTCAGCAATCCGCGGCGCAACGCAGCAAAGTCGGCAAACTAACCTTTCAGTTTTTGGTCACAACATGGTCACAGGACAGCGCATCTCTCTGATGGCGCGGTGTTTCAAACGGTCTTGAAAACCGTTAGCGGGTCCCCCCGCTCGTGGGTTCGAATCCTACCACCTCCGCCATTATCCCTTTCATGACAATAGTTTGCAGACACACCACGGGCTCGGCAGGTTGAGTCTCCGTGGGTCAGATTTTGCCGTTTCGGGGACGGTTTTTGGTCACTTTTTGGTCACCGCGCGGCGAGAATTTTTGCAGCGGTGCCCGGAGCCGCCCCCTCTTTGCTTACCCGCCCGGTCACCTTCGAGCCTCCGCAAAAAAAGTGAAATAATCTTCGGCACCCCTTGACTATCATACACGCTGTATGTATATTGTGTACGTAAGGTTAAGGAGACGGGCAATGGAAAGCACGCAGAGCGAATTCAGAACCCACACACAGCACCGGTTGCCGCACATGGTCTCCGGGCTTACGGTCGCCCAGTTTTTCGCCGACAACTCAGTCTATTACACGCCCGGATGCGACGGCATCAAGGCCGCCCGCGCCGTTGCCCGTCACATGATGGCGAACCCGGAAGCCGGCCTTGTGAAGGTCATGATTATCAATCCGCAAACGCTGAATACGCCGGAAGCCTACTCAACGACCGATCACGGCGTCACGTGGTTCTGCCTCGCGCCGATGCGGAACTTCGGGAAGCAATACACCTTTTAATCATCGCAACCGGGGCGGCTCCGGCCGCCCCCCACCCCCGGGAGAATGGCAATGAAAATCACCCTTACCAACGACTTCCACGAAACCAGCGTCACCCTCGACGTTACACCGGGCGTCGCGTTGAGCTCCTCTCAGGTGCGCCGCGCCCGCAAGACCCTGTGCCCGTCCTATCCGCACTGCGCCTGTGGCGGCGACATGCCGACCCGCGGGGAGCAGCCTCACAATGACGGGATCGAGCTCGTCGAGTACGGCTGGGATCAGGATAACCAGATGTGCTACGTGCCGACGCTCATGGGTGAGCAATGGCAGCGCGATCTTGAGCACTTGCGCTCGCGCGGCTGGACCTGGAAGCGGATCGCAGAGGCGTGCGGCGTCGATACCCACTCCGCCAACCGGTGGGGTATGGGCCTCAGCACGCCGTCAAATGCAGCTAAAAAGCTGCTCAACCTCGCGGTAACGAATACTGTATGACATCCTCGAAGCACCGTGCGTTCGCGATCGCCAGCCTCAACCTATTCCGGCAGGTTTGACGTCGGCGATCAATTGCATCACCGGCGAGCGCTGGCAGGCGTCGGCGATGTCGTCCGGGGTGACGCCGAGGCCGCTGTGCAGGACGAGTGAGCGGCGCCGCAGACGGCGACGGGAGAGCAAATTCCACAGCCAGCCGGTGAGCCGCCCGGCAGGGCGCGCGATCCATTCCAGCGGCTTCAGCAGCCACCCGATCAGGCCATTGACCTGGCGCTCGAAACGCGAGCCATTGACGAACTGGAAACGCCCGGCGTAGGCCTGCGCCACCACCTGACTGCAGACGAACCGGCCGGTGAAATTGAGGCGCGTTAGCAGGCGCACCTCGATCGGCGTCAGCGCCGGCGCCGGAGCGCCGCTCGGCCAGGCCGTGATCACCCAGACCAGCCACCGCAGGCCGAACCAGACCCAGCTCAGCAGATCCCCGAGCAGCGAGTCGCCGAGGAAGGCGAGGATTTTCAGCGTGCCGTAGCGCTCGCCGCGCCCGGTGACCGTGCCGTCGTCATGCCAGCGTTCCGCGCGCGCCCGCAGGCGCTCGACCGCCGCGTCGCGCTCCCACTCGTCCAGGTCCGCCAGGCGGTAAATGCGCAGGCGCGCGCCGCCGTAGGCCCTCGCCAGAGAAATCTCGCGCATGCGTGGCCAGGTCTGCTCGATGATGGTCGCCTCGGCGAACGCCCCGCCCCGGCCGATCACGCCGGCGTGCGAGAATTCGCTCGCCCCCTCGCCCGGCCGGCGCTGGCGCCGCAGAATCCCCCCGGACACCAGCCCCTCTTTTCCCGCCGGCGCACCGCAGAGAACGATGTCCAGCGGCAGCAGCGGCCCGCCGCGGGCAATGCTCGCGGTCACGTCCACCAGGGGATCCATTGCCATTGACTCATCGCTCCAGGTAAATCGGGACAGGTACGAGCCGCTCCAGCTCGCCGAAAAGGGAATCACAGCTCACCGTTGACAGCGCCGGCGCCACGCGACAGATTGAACCGCTTCACGATCAACCCGCGTGTGGGGGGCGCGGCGCTCGCCGTCCGGTGTTCTCGCACCGGGGGGAGGACCTTGACCGTCCTCACTGCCCCCCGCCAGGGTTACCTTGCCCAACTGGCAATCGTGCCGATGATGTCCAGCAGCTGCTGCGCCTGGGTGCTCAGCGTCCCGAGTTCGGCCTTCGCCTGCTCCCAGAGCGCCTCGCCGCGCCGGTAGAGGTCCCGCCCGCGCGCCACCAGGCCGTCCCAGCGGTCGGAAAATTCCGTCAGCTTTTCCGCAGTCGGCGCCGTGCCGCCGTCGGCCAGCTCGCCCAGCCAGGCGCGCAGGTCTCCGGCAAACGCCCGCCCGTCCGCGATCAGCGCGTCGGCGTCCGCCTTCAGCTTGGCAATTTCCGCGCCGTACCAGTTCAGGCGTTCAAGCGGAACGGGGACGCGCTCCAGCGGACACGCGGTGAGGGTGAGCAGAAACAATGCCGCCGCCATGGCGGCGCAGGTAGTGCGTCTCATTTTCTTCTCCTCGGTAAATCGTGGTTCCCGGCCGGGGCTGGCTGCCCCAGCGGGTGAAATTGCGCGCCCCCTCGGCGCCGTGCCTGCAGCCGCAAATCGTCATGAAGGCGGCGCCGGAGGGGTGCGCGGCGCCGGCCAGGAATCCCCAGCCGCCGCAGAACCGGCACTTCCCCGCGTCGAACGCCGGCGCTTGCGGCCGCTCCCGCGGCGCCGGCGGCTCGTCCGGGAAATCGATCGGCTCAAACCCTTCCGGCCACGGCCCCTCGAACGGTTCCGGTTCGATCAGGTCCTCCGGTTCCGGTTCCGTCGGCTCAGGCTCGCTGCCGCTCTCCAGATCCTCCACATCCCCCGCGTCGACCAGAAAATCATCCTCCCCAATGCGCACCTCCAGCAGGTCGCCCAGGTCGGCAGTCACCACCCCGACCCAGCCGTTTTGCAGCCGCACGCGCCGGCCGCTCCGATCCGCCCCGCCCCCGTCCATGGTCAGGCCGCCTCCCGCAGCGCCGCGAGCAGCGCCACGTGGTCGGCCTCGTCCGTGCCCTTCGCCAGCCAGGCCGCGGCCCGCGCGCCCGCCGTCTGGAAAAACAGGCGCATTGCCGCCGTTTCCTCCGCCAGCGTCGGCCGCCCGTTCGCGCCGCGCACGCTGCCGCTCCCCGCCCCGTCTGAGTCGCCCACCAGCTCGAGGTGTGGAAAGGCATCCAGCACCGGCGCGAGGTTTCCCACCAGGTCAGGGATGGTCGCCAGCTTGCAGTGGTGGATCCGCAGCAGGTGCGCGCGCGCGAACAGGTCCCTTTTGGCCGAATCGGCCAGCAGCTGCGCCCCCGTCTCTTTCAGGTTCCAGAGGTAGCTGCCATTCAGCTCCCGCCGCCCCGTCCAGCCGAATTCGTCCAGCCAGGCGAACACGGCAGCCTCGACCGCGCGGCTCTCGATCTCGTTTCCCGGGCAAAGGACAACCGTTGTCTCGAAGCCAGAGCAGAGCGCGACCACGGCGCCGACGTAGGATTTCAGGACCGCCCGGAACTCCCCGACCTGCGCCCCCGGCCAGTCCCCCTTGAGCGCGTGCTCGATCTGGTTCGGGAAGGACCTGGTGCGCGCCGCATCGGTGGCGTCGATTCCCTCCCACGTCGTCCAGGCCTCGCCCGGCGTCGGCGCCGAGGGGTGCAGATTGTTCGCCGCATTGAACGGGTGCCGCGCCGCCCGGTCGCCCGCCTTCAGCCCCACCTCGTCAAACAGGTCAACGGTGACCGTGATCCCCGCCGCCCGCGCCCGCTCCAGCCCCGCGCGGAAATTCGCCGCCCAGGTGGGATCGAGCTTGGTCAGATCGAATTTTCCCGCCGGCGTGCGCAGGAACGGGTGCGACAGCCCGTCCATCCAGGCGCTGGCCAGGGGAATCAGCCTGATCTGCCCGGCGGAGAATCTCTCGCTCTCGCTCAGCCAGCGGTCGAAACCGCCGCCCCAGCCGCCCGGCGCCGCGTAGGGTCCGATCCCCCACGGCTGCACCATCCCCGCAGGCTGCCCCCCGCCGCCGATTTTTTTCTCGAGTACCGCCACCCGCCGCGTCAGCTCGCGGATTTTCTCGTTCTGCCCGCGCCGGAACTCCGCAAACGTCACCTGCTGCGCCTTCAGCACTTCCGCCTTCAGCGCATCGAGGTGCGCCGGCGTCACTTGCTCCAGCGCCGCCGCCTCGTTCACCGCCGGCCCGTGCACCAGCACGGCAAAGCCGCCCAGGCACACCAGCGCCACGGCGGCGATTTCCGCCGCATTCCACCGCTTCATCGTCTGTCTCCGTTTTTATTTCGAAATTCGAACTTCGGAATTCGTACTTGCTTCAGGCCGCCCGCTCGAACACCTGCTCACTCGTCAGCGTCAGGTAGCGGTTGCGGCCGCGGAATTCGAGGATGCGATTCGTCTTGCCGCTCTCGTCCGGCAGGGAGAGGTGGACGAACCCGCCCGAGGGGTAAAGGATCAGCTGTTTGAACAGCAGGTTTTTCAGGCGCGCGTGCGCCAGCACCCACGCCCCCAGCTGCCACGGGGTCAGGCCCCCGACGTGAAAATCCGCCGCGCAGGAGAGGCCGAGCATCAGGTGGTCGCTCAGCGTCGCGCCGCCCACGGCGCGGTTCAGCAGGTCCGAGCGCTTGCCGCTCAGGATCTCGACCGGCCCGAAGGCGCGGCGCAGCGGCTCGAGGAACTGCCCCACCAGCCGGTGCAGCCGGCAGACCTCCCCGCCCGTGAACGTGATCCCCGCCGCCAGCGCCGGGTAGCCGCTCGAGACGGCGAACTCCCCCAGCGTGAAATGCTCCGCCAGCCGCAGCGGCCGCCAGGGCCGCGTGTCAATGTCCAGGCTCATTTGTTCACCATCATGCTCGCAATCGTCGCCGCGGCTGCCGCTGCCCCGGCAATGGCGCCGATCGCCGTCGAAACGATCCGGCCCAGGATCACCATCCCCTTCCCCTGCGCGCGCGTCTCCTGCAGAGAGCGGATCGCGTCCGAGTGCTTGTTGAGGCGGGTGTTGAGTTCGGCATGCACGATCGAATGGTCATCCAGGCTTTTCACCAGCCCAGCCACTTTGCCCCGGATGAAGCCGATGTCCTCAGCCATTTTCAGAAGCGGATCATTCTGCGGTTTCTCAGCCATGCGTCTCTCCACCCAATTCTGTTTCCCTGTTTCCCTTTGCGCCTCTGCGCCCTTGCGTCAGGCCTTTGTTTTTCAACTCGCAACTCGAAACCCGCAACTCGCCACTCGTCACGAAGTCTGGTACGTAATGATCGCCTTGATCACTTTGCTCAGGATGGCCGCGTTCGTGAAATCTCCGCTGGAGAAATCCCCGAGGCAGAGGTTCACGTCCTCGCCGTCGCCCCCCTCGCCGCTGCCCGCCGCGGCGCTGACGAACAGCGCCTTGCCCGTCGCATCCAGGATGATGTTTTTCACGCCCGTCCCGCCGGAGAACGAGCCCAATTGCGTCCCCACGTCCGCCGAGTAGCCCCCCAACCCGCCCAGCGAGTTGAACGTGTCGGCGCCGTCCCACGTCTCATCCATGAACCGGTTCAGCGTCCCGCCGGTGAAATTGGAGCGGTAATCGTACACTTCGTCCCACTCCTCTGGAGGAGCAGGCGGAGGTGGGTATTGTTCCATGTGCACGCTGTAAAGCAGCGATGGCACCGACATTACCTGCACCTGGATCGTCACCGCCTTGATCGTGCGCCCGCTCCAGGTCGCCGCCGGCAGGGTGATCCGCCCCAGCGCCCGCCAGTTGATGTTGAGCCGGTCAACGGGCAATATCTGGTAGTGGTGCCCGAGCCGCAGGTAGCCCGCCGCCCCGTAGGCTGCGCCGGCGTCGGCGTCCTCAAAATCGTCAGGGTTCGGGTTCTGCGTTGCGCCCACGAACGTGGTCAGCGCCGCCTCCACTTCCGCCGTTTCCTCCGTGCTGAAGGCCACGGTGCCGACGGAATCGCCGAGGGTCAACCCCTTCAGCGTCACCGTCCCGGCCAGCAGGTCCGCGCTGGCGCTCGTGATCAGGATCTGCCGCTCGCTGAACGTGCCGAACACCGCCGCCGCGCTCAGCAGCACCACATCCCCCACGCCGCTGCCGTCCTGCAAGCCCCACAGGCCCGGCGTCGTCATCGAGACCTCGCGCGTCTTGCCGCTGCGCAGCTGCACCTGCGGACCCAGCACCGCTTGCAGCACCGTCAAATCCCGGTGGAAGCGGTAGGGCCACTGCACCTCCTTCGTCAGCCCATAAAACTCTTGCGACGTCGCGTTGTACGCCCGCAGGTACTTGTCGTAGAGCGCCTCCGCCGAGTGCGCGTGTTTGAAGATCGCCCGCGCGTCGTTCACCAGCGCGATCGGCCGCTGGCGGATCACCAGCAGCGGCCCGATCACGTCCCCGTCGCTCTGGCGGTAGTGCACCAGCCCGGTGGGGTCCACCAGCTCCGTCGGCACCTGCTTCAGGGAAATCTGTCCGGAACGGTTCGGCACCACCGCGTGGTCGAAATTGCGCGCGATCAGCGCCAGCAGCTCCCACTGCAGGTCCGCGCTCTCCAGATCCCCGCCCCGCTCCGGGATCGCCCCGCCCCACACGCCCGCAGCGTCCAAACCCTGCGCCGTGCACCACGCCGCCGCCGTGTCGAAACTGGCGCAGTCGATCTCAGCGCTCGTCAGGCCCCACCCCTCCGCGCTCATCAGCAGCGCCTTCAGGGCGTAGGCCGGATTCGCCTCCACCGCCGTGGTGAACGCCGGCGCATTGTTCACCGTCAGGGTGTTGTTGCCCGTCAGGTCCACAGCGTCGCCGCTGATCGGCAGCAGCATTGTCGGGTTCGGCAGCGGGCTGCCGTCAAAGTGGCCCGTGGTGCCGGCCGCCAGCGCATGCAGCCCGTCGGCGCTGATGAAATAGTACCCGCGCCCCTGGAAGTAATTTCCGGCCTCGTTGCGCCCGAAGTAGAAATTCGCCGTGCTGACGAACACGGACGCCTGCAGCGCGCCGCTCAGGCTCGTCGCCTGCGCCACGCCATTGATCCAGACGCTCGGCGTCACTGACGCATTCGCCGGGAAACCGACTCGGACAATGTACGGGGCCGCCGTGCTGCTCAGCAGCGTCGTCGTCATCGTCAGAATCATCTGCCCCGCGCCGGTCGCGCCGGTGCTGCTGATCACGAACTGCAACTGATTGCTAGTGTTGGCCAGCACCTGCCAGGCGCGCTGGTCGCCAGTGGCGTTGAACACCGAACCGAACACCTCCAGCGTGGCCGTGCGCCCGCGCTGGATCATGAATTCGACCGAGAATGCGCCAGCGTGCCCCGTGCGCCCTGGCACGTGCGGCGAATTCGCCGGCGTCGCCGAGAACGTCTGCGTCGTGCCATTGAACGTGACGTAATTTGCCTCGTCACGTGTCAGCCCCGTCACCTCGGCGAAGTACTCATCCCCGTCGCTGTGCCCGCTGCTGAACTCCAGCGCCGCGTAGTAGCGCCCCTCCGCGTCCAGTGTTTTCGTGACTTTGGTCAGCCCGGCGGAGACCGTGCTCCACGCCCCCGCCCGCAGGCGGTAAACGTTGCCGATGCTCGCCACCGCGTGCTGCGCCACCAGGAACCGCTCTGCGTTCGCCGTCAGGTCCAGCGGGATGCACTTCACCGGCCCGCCGCGGCTCGCTCCCGTCACTGTCCCCAGCACCGCGTTCATCGGCACCGGCGCCGGCAGGGTCGAGTCAAACGCCGTCTCCGTCGCGTGCCGCTGCAGCAGCGTCAGGCGGTCCTCCAGCGGCACGTGCAGGCTCATCTCAAACGTCTTCTGGTCCGTTTCCCCCGGTAGCATCAGCCCGCTGAAAATTTTCTCCCTGGACACCGTCCCGGCCGCGTCCTTGAACGCCAGGTAGATGTTCGCGGTGCGCCCGTCCAGCACCGTGTCCCCCTCCAGCAGCGCCGAGAAAAACCCGATCCCCGTCTCCTGGTCCGCCGGATTTTTCAGCGTCAGGCTCAGGTCCGAAAAGCTCACCCGCCGCGTCTCCGGATCGAGCGCCTGCTGCAGCTGCCCCATGCCCAGGATCCACGGCTCCCAGTACGCATCATCCTCCGCCAGCTCGCGATTGCCGAAATGCAGCGTCTGGTCATCCAAAACCATCTCCAGCAGCACGTAGCGGTCCGCCGTCCGCTTCAGGATCTCCGCATCCCAGCCCATCTCTTTTCCCCTTCTGTTTTTTTCTTACTTCTCACTTCTCACTTCTCACTTTTTTAGCTTCCCACTTCTCTCAATGTCATCGGCACCGTGTGAATCGGGCTCTGCCACAGCCCCGCCCGCGCCGCCAGGTGCGCAAACTCGAATTCCAGAGGGTCATCCTTCCAGCACAGGTGGCTGGTCGTGAGGTCGGCCGAATTCTGGCAGAACACGAACGGGCGCCCCGTCAGGGAGCGGCTCGCCACCTGGCGCAGGATCGCCTCGTCCGCCGCGTTTTCGCACTGGAACTCCAGCGTCCGGCTCCACAGCTGCCCCGTGTTCGGGTAGACCACCCGCCCGCCGGCGCCGTCCGCGGTCACCGTCCCCTCCGCGAACTGCCGCTCCCGCGAGCCGGGCCGGAACGATTTGGTCAGCGTCAGCCGCAGGCCGATGAACAGGAACGGAATCTCCAGGTACCCGGCCGGGTTCGTCGTGTCCGTGAATTTGACGAACCACGACGTGTTGTCCCACTCGATCGCCGCCGCCAGCAGGAACGGCTGCCCCGCCACCGCCGTGGTCGAGGCCGCCAGAGAATTCGCCCCCGCCGGATCCCCGACGTAGAGGCCGATCGTCGCCCCCGTCTGCAGGTTGTGCCCGCGGTGCCCCCAGACGATCGGTTGAAAATCGTTCGGGAACCCAACCCCGCGCACCCACTCCGCCGCGGCAACCGCCGTGCTGCGCCAGCGCTTCAGCTGCTCGAGGCCCAGATTCGTCACCGGGTACTCGGTGGCGGCGCTGCTCGCCGTCAGCGCCAGCGAGCCGTCCGTGAAGTAGTTGTCGAGGGCGAACCAGGCGGACATCTCAGACCCCCCTCACGATGTCGGCCCGCAGATTCGAGAGGCCGCGTTTGACCCCGGACGCCACCGCGTTCGCGATGTCCACACCGCGGTCGTTCAGGCTCTTCGCGTCCAACGCTTCGATTTTGACGGTCGTCGAAATGATGACCGGCACCCCGCCGCCCCCCTTCGCCGCCGGCGCCGAGCCGAACACTTGCGACCCGAACTGCGCCACCGGCACCGCCGCGCCGCCGAATCCGGCCGTGAAAACGTCAGCGCTCCCGCCGAACGCGCCGGCGCCAGTCGTCCCCGTCCCCTGCCCCTGCGGCAGGTCGAGCGGATGGTTCAGCAGCCATTGCCAGAGTTTTTGGATTTCCTCCAGATTCCCCTTCGCTGCCCCCAACGCCCCGGCGAAACCCTCCGCCGTCGTTTTGTTCTGCTCAAGCGGATCGCTCAGGCTCTTGAACAGATTCTCCAGCGCCGTCACCAGGCGGTTCTGCGCCGCCAGTTGCTCGTTCGCCAGCTTTTGCTCTTTGCGCTGGCGTTTGATTTCCTCCCGCGCCTCCTTCCGCTCCAGCCGCTGCCGCGCCAGCTCGAGCACGATTTTTGCCTCGTCGTCCGGCAGGCCCTTGATCGCCTCCCGGATGTCCCGCGCGTCGTTCTTTCCGTCAATGTCAATCGCGCGAGCTTTCGCCTTCAATTCGTTGAACCGCGCCTGCGCCGCCTCCCGCGCCGCCGCGGCCCGCGCTTCGTCCTCGATCCCCTTCGTCCGCTCGCCGACGAACTTTTCCCGCAGCTCCTGCCCCGCCCCCTTCAGGTCGAGCTTGCGGATGAACGCGTCCAGGATGCTCGCGCCGATGTCCCGTGCGGCCGCGTCCAGGTCCGCCAGTTCCGCGCGCGCGTCCCGGATCGCCTCCGTCAGCGACTCGCTCACGTCCAGCCCCGCCGCCCGCGCCGCCCGCGCCAGCTCCTCCATTTTCTCGATGCTGAAATCTTCCGAGTCGATAAAATCGTCCAGCGCCGCGGCGAACACGTCCGCGATGTCCACCCCCACCGCCGCAGCCACGTCCGCCAGGTTGCGCAGCTTCTCCGCGGAAATCTCAGTGCCGCTCAGCAACTCCTCCAGCGCCGCGGCGAACGTGCCCCCCAGCTCGCTGAAGTCGACGCCGAGGTTTCGCGCGTGCTCGATCAGGTTGAGAATCCCCTGATCCAGCGCCTGCCCGCCGGCGAGCGCCTGGCGGATGATTTCGCCGAATTGCGGCAGGAACTGCTCGAACGCCTTTTTGTGGCTCAGGCCGCCCTTCTCCATCAGGTAGTTGACCCCGTGCCCGATGCTCTGCGCCAGGCTCGCCTGAATCTGCGGGGTGAGGGAATCAATCTCGCTCAGGATGTGCGAAATCATTTCCGGCATGAATTGCGCGACGGAGGCATCGATGCGGTCCCGCACCGCCGGGATGCGGCTCGCCGCCTGCATCAAGGCCGCCTCGAACTCCTTGTTGAACGCCAGCCCGAACTGTTTCGCGAACGCCTCGCCGTACCCCTTCGCCAGCTGCTCGTTCGTCAGTTTCTCGCCGAAGAGGCTCGATCCCAGGAATTTCCCCACGCTCGCGCCGATCACCTGGATGAACGAGGCCACGATCGGATTTGCCGCCGCCGGGCCCAGCGCCGCCGTCAGCCCCGCGCTGATCGCCTGCCCCAGCCCCACCTGCACCGCTGCTTTGATGTCGCCATTGTTTTTAAATGATTCCGCAAACCCGTCCTGGAACGCGTCCCCCATCGTCCCGCCCAGGCGGTCAAAAAACCCTTTCGGCGGCGCCGCCTGCGTCCAGTCAATCTCGCCAAAGTCGAAATCGACGTCCCCCAGCCCGACGCCCTTGAGCTTGTCCGTCAGCTGCTGCCAGTCCGCGCTGGTGTCCAGCGCCACGTCCCCCTGCTCGCGCAGGCTCTCGGTCACCGCCTCGATCTTTGCCAGCAGCTCCTCGTACTGGCGGTCGGCCTCCGCCTGCTGATCGTAAAGTCGCTTCGCGTCCGCCAGCAGGGGCGGCAGTTCCATTCCCCACGCCTGGTAATTCTTGATCAATCCTTCCAGCGTGCCGCGGTGGTTCTCCAGCGTCAGGTTGAATTTCCCCGTCGCCGCCATGTCCAGCTTCAGCTGCGCCTCGGTCTCCCGCCAGGAATCCCGCAACTGTTCGGTAGTGGCCTTTACCTCCCGCTCCGTCTTGCCGAGGCGGCTCAGGTCCACGTGCACCTTCTGCGTCACTTCGGCGGTTTTCTTCAGCGCCTCGGCCGCCGCCTTCTCGGTTGCCTCTCTCTCGCGCAGCACCCTGATCTGCTCGCGCTCGGCCTCCGTCAGCTTGACGCCGGTGAGGATCAGATTCTCCAGTTCCCGATTGATGTCCTCTTCCGCCGCGCCGCGCTGCTTCAGCAGGGCGATCCGCTCCCGGATCAGCTTGGCGCTGTCCGCGTCCACCACGGCAAATTTCTTGGCCTGCGTCGCCGCCGTCTCGCCGACGTTGAGCCATTCCAGGTACTGCTCCAGCCCCGCCTTGCTCGCCTTGAAAAACTCCTGCAGCCCGTTAATGATGGTCGTCAGCAGCGGCCCCAGCAGCTCCAGCGCCGGAGCCAGGCCGTCCACCAGAAACGCCGTCACGCCGAGAATCGCCTCGCCCACGGGCATCAGCGCGTCAATGACCTTGTTCCAGGCCTCCTGCATTTTCTCGCCGGAGGTCTTGCTCTCGTCCGCCGCCTTCTTGATTGTGTCCTGGTTCGCCTCCAGGTCCGCCGTCAGCCCCTCGATGTCGAACCGCCCGTTTTTCACCGCGTCGAAAAAGTCGTTCGCGGCGCGCGTCCCCATGACCTTGGTAGCGGCATCCCGCGAGGTCGCCTCGTCGTCCTCCTTGATGCTGCGCACCAGCTCCTGCATCCCGGAGCTGGCGTCGTACCCCGCCGCCTCCAGCGTGTTCACGCCCTTCTTCAGGCCGGCGAGCATGACCTCGCTTTTGACGCCCTCTTTCTCCCACTTGCCCAACAGCGCGGCGCTCTGCTCGACGGAGAGGCCGAGGGAGCGGAAGCTGGCGGTGTTGTCCGCCAGGTCAGTGGACAGCTTCGTGACGCTGATCCCGGTCGATTGCGAAACTTTGTAAAGGTAGTCCAGGAGGGATGATTGCTTTTCGGTGGGGACATTCCAGCCCTGCATCGCCTGCGTTGCCGCGGTCGTCAGGGGGACGAGCTGCTCGCCCGTAATGTCTGCCAGGTCGAGGAACTGCCCGGTCAGTTGCCGCAGGGGAGCCCCGGTCAGGCCGAGGCGGGTGTTGAGGTTGGCGACGGTGTCGGCGACATCTGAGAACGTGTCGTCATTTTGCCGGAAAACGGCGCGGGCGTCCTCGCCCAGTTGCTTCAGCGCCTCGCCGGTCGCACCTGTGCCAGCGCGGATTTTCTTCATCCCCTCTTCGTACTGCCGTCCAGCGTCGATGGCGATGGCGCCGATGGCTGCCACTGCGGCGCTAGCCACGGCCATTGCGGCCGGGATCTCCTTCGCCGCCTTGCGGGCGGTGCCCATGACCTCGTCCATCCCTTTGCGGTAGCCGGTCACGTCCGCGCCAATGCGCACCGCCAAACCAGTCAGACCAGCCATCAGGATTTCTCCGGGGGTAATTCCGCTTCTTCGAGCGGCGCGAAGTCAGCGCCGAAAAATTCCCGCGCCAGGTTCTGCGCCTTTTCGTTTTCGTAGGCTTCCGCCCGCTCCCGCCGCACCTCGTCCAGGCTCAAGCGCCTCCGGCCGTGACGCTCCACGTCCTCCGGCTGCAATTCGGCGTAGAGTCCGCTCATCGTGATTCCATGCCCGCCCTTCAGGAACGGGTTTGAAATCACTTGGTAGAAGGTCCGCCAGGCGAGCCGCAGGTCGGCATTGCGCTGCGCCTCGAGATGAGCCACTTCCAGCCAGAAAAGCTCTCGGTGAGTCAAGGCAAACAGTTGATCCGGGCTCAGGCCGAGGCGCGCGCCCGTTTGCCGGATCGCATCCCATCGCCGGCCGCGCGCACGAAAGGGTCCAGGATCACCGCCGCAGCGGCCGCGAGCGCCTCCTCACGAATGTCGGCGTTCGCATTGCGGTACGCTTCGTCCCGTTTTTCCAACTCGTCAGGCTGTACCGTGGTTTTCTGCAACGCCAGAAGGGCGGCAAACGCCAACGTCGGATCGCGGTCAAATTCATCACCCGCGGCCTCCAGCGTCCATCCCTCCCGCTTCTCGTGCAGCAGGCCGGCCCACACCACTACCCGCAGCAATTTGCCCGGTGTGCGCAAGGCGAGCTGGTGCATCACCCCCTCTTCGCAGCAGGCATTGCGGCGATCCTCGTCGTAGGCAGCAAACGCTTTCTGACGTTTCTCAAATTCGCCGATGGCGCGGATCTCGCGCAAACGATCAACGTTCGCGGGCCGCGCGTCGAATTCGTCCTCCAGCCGCTCCACCATCGCGGCGATGGCGTTGAGGTTGAAAAAGAGAACCCGGCGCTCGCCGGCGTCGGTGGTGATCGCCACCCCGCCACGCGCCCGCAGGGCGCCCTCGGCAGCTGCAACATCAGTCATGAGTCACCGAAAAAAGCGGGGGGCCGAAGCCCCCCGCGGGTGAGGTTCAGGGAAAGAAACAATCAGCGCACGGCGTGGACGAGCGCGGCCACGGTGACGGTAGTCACCGCCGAGTAATCCAGGTAGACGCGCTTTGCGTCGTCCACCTCGTCATGGCGGATGCTGATGATCCGTTCCTTCGTCGCTGCCACGCTCACGGTGCGATCCGCCGAGACGCCCTGGTTACCCTGGCGCTGTCGCTTGATCGTCACCGTCACGCCGGAGCCGGACCCGTTGAGCACGTGAATCGCCAGACCATGGTAGTCTTGGCGGTCGCTGAGCTGCACGTAATCGCCGCCGGCGTCGGCGCCGGTGAAAGTGGGAGCGGTGCCACCATGGGCGGCGCTCTGCGGAGTGATTTTTGCCATCGTGGTTCCTCCTCAGTCGACCAGCGCGGTTTTGTGGAGCTGGAACACACCGATGGTCAGGCTCGTCACGCCGTCGGGAAATTCGAGATGCACCTTGCCGGCGTCATCCACTTCCCAGGGGCGAATCGGGATGATCACGTCTCCGGTGTCCGCCGGTACGCTCACCTCGTTGTCATTGAGATTGCCTTGACTGTCGGCGCGCTGCGCCGTCACTGTCACGCCCTGAGCGCCAGTGTGCGCGTTTTTCGCGCGCAGAAACATGCGCCAGGGGGTGACGGTATCCGGCACCTCGAAGTACGACCCGTCCGCATTGGCCGCGGCGAGGGCCTGCTCCACCGAACCGTCGATGATCTGCGGGGTCAGTTGGGTTACGGCCATTGACTCTCTCCTTGGTTAGCGGCAGATCAGGCCGCGATTTCCTGCCAGGCGCCCTTGCCGGTGAGGGTGATCGAGGCGGTGATCACACCGCCCTGCGGCATGGCGCGGGTGATGTTCGTGCAGCCGACCTCGCCGCCCTCCATGTCGACCTGCCCGTCGTCCCAGCGCGTGCGGATGGCGGCCTTGAAAAACTGGTGCTCACGCTTCGCCCGCTTGAGAAAAGCGAAACCGCGGTCGTTCTGGTAGACGCTGACGTCCACGGTGAGGGAGCGGGTGTCGTCGCCAAGCAGCGGATTCGGATTGCCATCGCTCTCGCTGTCCGGCGCGGTGATCTCCGCCGTCGGCTCGGCGATGGCGATGTTGGTCACGCCCATCACGTGCACGTAGTTGCCGTCGAAGACGAGCAGGTCAACCTTCCGGCCCGTCAATCTGCGTTCGGCCATGATGCAGCCTCCTTCATGAAAATGGTTTATTGATCGAGCCAGACGTCGAGCTGCAGCACCCCGTGCCGGACGCCACCGGGATCGGTCACGTAGCCCGGAACTTCAAACTCGATGTCCACCACACCCCACCCGGGAACGGTAAGCGGATTTTCCGGATCGGTGATCGCCGCCAATGCCTGCGACAGCAGATCGTCCGTCGGCCCGTACCCCTCGCCCTTCGGGGTGAACGCGTGAATCTGGATCCTCGTTTTGCAGCCAAACGTGTTGAATGAGGAATCATCCTCATGCCCGTCCAGCCAGACGACCAGGTACTTGCGCGCCTCGTCCGTCGGCGCCCACGTGTCGAACACGTCCGCATCGGTGATTCGGCCGGTCTCGTTCAGCCGTGCCAGTACCGCCTTCAATGCCGCCCGACCGGGGAGTGTGCGCGTTGCCTGCATCCGTTACTCCTTCCCCACTTCGCCGCGCAGCTCCTTCAGGTGCTTCTCCCGCACCTTCGCGGCGAGCGGCGCCATTGTCGGTTGCGGCTCCTGGTGCACCGTCCCGTATTCCAGCCAGCGCCCCGCCGGATCTTTCACCTGCACGATCGCCGTCGGCTTGTCGCTCTTTTTCCGCGCCGCCCGCGTTCGCACGCTCTTGCGCAGCTCGCCTGTTTTTTCCCGCGGCTTGATCGCCTTTTTGTACTCGGACGCGAGCAGCCGGGCGTTTTTTGTGGAGATTTTCGCCACCCGCTCGCGGTCCTTCTCCAGTTGCAGCTTGACCGATTGCTCCAGGAGATTGAGGCCGAACACCTCGACTTTGAGCCCTGGCGCCATCAGTCCGTCCGCTCCTCGCAGGTGAGATCCAACCATTCCCGCCGTTCCGCGGGATTGACAATTTCCAGAATCCGCAGCAGCCGGCCATCAGCAAGGCGCACGGCATTTTTCGTTGTCACCCCACTGCGCCAGCGCATCCGCACCAGGTAGCGGTTCAGGCTGCGCTGACCGTCATCCTCCTCGCGCTCGCCTCCGCCTGCCTTCGGCTCCACCGCCGCCCACAGCGCCGCCACGTCCGCTAGCGTCGTGACCCGCTCCCCGGAGGCATTTTTCCCTTCAGTCTCCAGAACCAGCGTCACCCGGTGCCGCAGCTCGCCCGCTCCGCCAGGGATCGCCATTTACTTCCACTCGTCGCCGAGGATTTTCACCGCGTTGAGCACCAGCGCCCGCTCCGCCACCGACCGCTTCAGGACAACGGTCGCTCCCTTGCGCAGCTTGATCCCGCCGACGCCGGCGTCCTTTTTCACCAGGCAGCGCAGGTAGGGCGATTTCGCTTTCGGCGCCGACTTCGCGGCCGGCGCTTCCGAGGCCTCCGCCTCCGGCATTTCCAGTTCCACCGCCGGCGTCTCCGCCGTGGTCTCGTCAATTTTCATCGCACCAGTCCTCTTCATCTTGGCCATCGGTTTCCCTTTCGGCCGCCAGGGCAGCGGCCCGTTTTTCGGCGAGCACGGCCGCCAGGGCGCCGCTCTCCGCCGTGATCCGCCCGTCGTTCCCATAAGCCTGATCTCGCCAGGCGTCCAGGTAACGGCGGTAATTCCAGAGGGACATCGGCGCGCCCACCACGTGCACGTGCCGGTAGCCGGCCTCCAGCCCCCACGCCGCCGCCAGCAGCGTGCTCGTGCCGGAGAGCCGGGGAGGGTGCGCGAAATCGTCCGGCTCGATCTGCTGGTAGTCGTGATTCCCCCGCCGGCGCGCCGCCCAGCCCGCGAAACATTCCGGGTGGTAGCTCACCCACCAGCGGATGCGCTGGCGGATTCGGCAGCCGGCCGCGTTCACCGCGGCAATGTCCGCGCCCGGAAACCGCTCCAGCGCCGCCCGCAACTCACGCTGCAGGCAGGGAGCGCTCCCGGCCACGATCAGCACTTTCTCGCCGAACTGCACGGCAGGCGCGTCAGACCGACAGCTTGCGCGGGTCCGGTTTGATGATCCCGAGGGCGATCAGGTGCTCGCCGCGGATCGTCGCCTTCGGCAGCACCGCCCCGCCGCCCGGCTTCAGCTCCAACCCGCCCTTCGTGCGGTAGGGTTTCAGCACCACGCAGGAGTAGTAGGGCGGCCCCAGCGGAATCGCTTTCGCCTTTGGAGCCGGTTTCGCGGCCACCGGCTCATCGACTGCCGGCATGGTCGCGGTTTCCTCGGCGGCCGGAGCCGTCGCGGTTTCAATCTGCTTTTTCGCTTTCGGTGCCATCGTAGTAGAACTCCCGGTAATTGATCAGCTGCTGGCGCGGGTAGCTCGCCAGGTCAGCCAATTCTCGGTTTTCGTACAGGTACCCGGTCGCCTGCCGGATCCACAGGCAAATCTCTGGCGGCACGTAGGCCGCCGCAGCCCACCCGGCGATGAACCGGATCACGATCGGCCAGCGCGGGTAGAGCGTGCCGGAGGGCCAGCTCGCGTTTTTCGCCAGGACGATTGCCCCGCAATTGTTCGCCGGCGCATCCACCTGGTAGTCCGCCGTCGGCATCGTGTGGCTGGCGCCGTCCTCGTCTTTCCAGACGACGCTCGTCACGCTCGCCAGCGGAGGCCTCGGCAGCACCAATTCCCGCTCCGCCGGCCAGGCCGCCAGGGACAGGTCCCAGGTCTGCGGCAGCAACGCCCGACCCAGCCAGCTCTCGATCTCCCGACGCGCCGTCGGAATCAGTGTCGCGAGGAATGCCTCCTCGCTCTCCAGATCGATGCGCAGGTGCGTGCGCACCTCCGCCGCCGTCACCGGCTCGGCCGTCGGCCCCGTCACCACGTCCAGGCGGTACCGCATGGTCAGGAGCGCGGAGTGACGGTCAGGTCGCACACCGTCCCGTCCGGGAAGGTGAGCGTGCAGTAGTAGGTTCCGCCGCTTTCGTAGGCGCGGATTGCCGCGCCCTCCGTCGGCGTTTTGGAGGGGGCTGCCTCGGGCAGGATCAGGTCGCCGCCCATGATCGTGCGGTCACCCTCCTGCTCCGTGTAATTTTTCGTCGCGTAGCTGGGATCAAGCGCCATGGCGCGCCTCCGTCTCGTTTCGTACTTCTCAATTCGTGCTGCTCAATTCACAAAGGGGCAGCCGTTTTACGGGCCGCCCCTTTGTCCACGGGGAGGTTGATGCGGGTTAAAATTCAGGCTCAGGCCTCGGCCGGGCTGATCGCCAGCACGGAATCGATCACCGTGCTGCCCTCCGCCTCCGGCTTCACGCGTCCGCCGTAGCGGATCGCGATCATTTCGCCGAAGGCGATGTTGGCGGTGGCGCTCTGCCGGCGCACGCGCACGTAGCGCTCCAGCGGCCGGAACACGTCGAGGATGAGCAGCTTGTTGTTGAGCGCGTCGTCAGCGCCAGCCGTGCCGGTGACCACCGCGCCCGAGAGCGCGGCCATGCCGCTGGCGCTGTTGATCGTGTTCTGCTGCGCGGTCAGCGTCGCCACGCCGGTTTCGACGCTGTCGGTGATGACCTGAATGAACTTGATGCCCTCGTAGTTCGCCATGTCGAAAATGGCCGAGGCATCGTCGGTGTTGGCGGCAGCCGCAACCGCGGCAGCGGCCCAGTTCGAATCGACCTCTTTGACCAGGTTCATGATCGTGTCCTCTCGAATGAAAGGGCGACCCGCCGCGGCGCGCCGCCCCATGTCGTCGTCTCGTTGACGCGGTCAGTGCCGCGCTCAGCTCGCCGCCAGCTTCAGCCGCGCGAACGCCTCGGCCAGAACCGGCATCCCGTCGCCCTCGTAGCGGCCGATGAATCCGGTCTGGTTCGTCTCGGCGTAGAGTTCCAGCAGGCGCTGGATCTGCGCGTCAAGCGCGTCGAGCGTCCAGTAGTAGCTGAAGTCGCCGATGGCGGCGACATACTGGCTGGCGCTGAACGTGGCCGGGCAGTACTCGCTGACGACCATCGGAACCTCGACGATCGTGTCGGGCTGGCCCTGCAGGCCCATACCCCAGATGTAATTGCCCGTGCTGTCCTTCAGCTTGCGAGTCATGCTCCACAGATCGGTACTGATGATGATCCGTGTCGAAGGGCGCTTCCAGTAGGCCACCGGCAGCTTCGCCTTCAGACTGATGAAGGCGTCACCCTTGACCGCAGAGGCCGTTACCTCGCCGGTGGGTTGCACGTCGCGGCTGGTCGGAATGCCGTCAGCGCTGGCGGTGAAAATGCCCAGCGGGCCGTTGTGCCCCGGACCGGTCATGTACGCCTTTTCGGCGGTGACGCCGATTTTGTAGCCGAGGCGCTGATTGATCAGCTGCTCAACCGGACGGGAGCTGAGGCGCATCAACGTATTGCTGACCTTGATGCGCTTGGCCATCGGGTGGGGTTTCAGCTCGCGCTTGCCGAACGTCATGTCGGCGGACTCGGAGCCCGTCTTCAACTCCGCGGTCCAGTCGAAATCATCGACGTCGGAGTCGAGCGACGGCACGCCGAGGCTCGCCGCCTTGTTCAGGCGAAAATTGGTGGAGAGCTGGCGGATGATGACCTGGTTGTCCAGCGCCTGGATCAGGCCATCCACCATCTGCTGCGGCATGACGAGGTAGCCGCCCGTCACGTCGGCGTCTGCCTGGATGGCACGGATTTCTCGGACGTCGTTTTCGGTGAGGCCCAGGTGGCCGTGCTTCAGGTAATTGCGAAACGCGACCAGATGCTTCTCGTTTCCGCCGTTGCCGCGGTTCTCACCCGACGGATTCCCCTTCGGGATCTCCGGCGTGGCGCTGGCGCGCATTTCGCTCTCGCGCTGATAGAGCTTTTCCTCGCGCTCGATCGCGCGGGTTTGGACCTCGAAGTCCGCGTCCATCGCGTTGTAGGTCTGCTGCTCGTCCGCGGTCAGGTCGCGCTTTTCGGCCTCCGCCTTGTCCAGCAGCGCCCGCTGCTGGGTGACGAGGCCGGCGCGCTTCTCGCGGAGCTCACGGATTTTTTCGTTCATACTGAGCACCTCTTTGCGTTGAGTTCCAGGCGGCGGCGCAGGAGGTTCAGGTTGCGAGGCCCGACCGTCAGGTCGGGGAGCGCGCGCCGCCGGCGCGCTGCCTCGAGAATGTCCCGCGCCTGCACATCCGTCTGCGGATACGCGGGGAAAACCACCGGCCCGATGTCGAACAGCCGGATCTTCAACAGGGTGCGGGTGACGGTTTCCACGCCGTCAATCTCTCTCCGCTCCCACACATCACCGTCCGCCGGAACGGAGAACCCAAACGAACTGCCAGTCACATCACCGCGCACAACGTGCACGCGCACGTCACGCCCGACCGAGGTGTCCGCCAGGTCCGTCTCGTAGTTCAAGCCCTCGTCGAAGATCGAAAGCCGCAACGTTCCCGCCGTGTTGCGCCCGAGGATCAGTGACGGTTTGTGCTCGAACAGGCAGCGGATGTCGTCCTGCTCGATCGTCTCCACCACCGCGGCCGGCGCCACCCGCTCCCGGAAACCACCCAGGTCGACGCTCCACTGGTTGAACACAATCCCCCGCGACAAGAGCGTGCCCACACCTCCGCCCTCCCCGGCAGCCCTGAATTCCACGGTGCCGGGAATAATCCGTCTCTCGATCATCGTCAGTTCTCCTGAGGTGCCTGCCCGGCAGCCGTGCCGGCCGCCGCCAGCCGTGGGATCTGTTTGCCGGCCGCGTCGAAGCGGTCCATGTTCGCCGGCACCAGGTAGGTTTCGGTTCCGGTCGGGTTCATATTTTCTTTCTCTTGAATTGCCGCCTCGCTCAGCCAGCCCCACTGCCGCCCGATCGCGTAGGCCTCGTAACGGCTCTTCGTGTCCCCGCGCAGCAAGCCGTCCAGGTTGAACTCGAAATAGAACTCCTCCTGCTCCCGCGGCAGCAGCAGCGCGCGTGAGAGCTCCTGCTCCCACAGCACCACCCGCGGCAGGATCGCATCCGTCACAAACTCGATCGCCTGGTGCTCAATGTTGCTGAACGTCGCGTGCGCCAGGTCGCCAACCTTGTGCGGAGGCAGCCGGAAGATCCGCGCCATTTCCCCCAGCTGGAACGCCCTCGTTTCCAGGAACTGTGCCGTGTCGTTCGGCACGTTGATTTCCTTGAACGTCAGGCCGTCCTCTAGCAGCATGATCCCGCCGGCTTTCCCGATCCCCGCGTACTGTTTTGCCAGGTCGCCCTTGAGCCGTTGAGCGTCTTTCAGATCGAGGGCCTTTTTATCGGCGGGACGTTCAAATATCCCACCCGGATGCGTGCCGCTCCCGAAATACCGCGCCCCGAACTCCTCCGTCGCCAGCCCCAGGCCGATCGCCTGCCGCGCCATCTGCACCGGGCTGTAGCCCACCAGGCCGTCGAATCCCCACCCGGGAACGTGCAACACCCAGCTCGCCTGCCATATGTGCAGCGTTCCCTTGTCGTCCGTGTAGTGGTATTCGATCAGCCCCGTCGTCTCGTTTCTCTTCACCGCCACCCTGCCGGGATTCAGCGGCCACAGCCCCGCCACCCGCCCAGCGTTGTTCCATTCGATGAAGCTGTAATGATTGCCCCACGTCTCGATGTGCGCCTGGGCGGCCGTGCGCCAGCGCACCGTCGTCATTTCCGGGTTCGGCGCCCGGTGCAGCAAACGGTAAAGCGGGTGTCCCGTCGCCCGCTCGCGCCCCCGCCCGCTCGGCATCCGCCGGTAGAGGTGCAGCGGCAGTGCCCCGACCGTCTCGCTCGCCACCCGCACGCACGCCCAAAACGCCGTGTAGTTCAGCGCCGTCTGCTCGTCCACCGTCGGCCCGGCGTGCGTAGCGCCGCCGCCCCACCAGTCGACCAGCCACTGCTCAGGATTCGCGATCCCCGACTTCAGCGCCCTGAAGGCAGCCGCCACCCGCTGCGTCGCGAGTTTCATCCCGATCCGCAGCCCCGTCAGCATCAGGCCAGCCCTCTCGATTCGTAAACCGATTTGCCCGTGTCATGCAAAACGGCGCGGCCAACCCCCATGATCAGGGCGACCACGCCGTCGATTTTTTCCACACTGGCGGACTTATCCGGCTTGATGTTCCCCGCCGGGTCCCCCTTGCTCACCACGTTGTCGGCCATCCAGTTCAGCACTGGGTTGTCCCCGTGTGCCAACTCGCCGCCGATGATCAGCTTCTCTGCCGCCTTCATGGCCGGGCTCATGGAGACGAAACCCTGTCGGTGCGCCACCATCGGCAGCCCGTCACCCTGCAGCTGATTGCTGATCTGCGTCGCATTCCACGGGTCGAATGCCAGCTCGCGAACGTCGAACAGGTCCGCGTCCGCAGCCACCTGCGCCCGGATCACGTCGTAATCGATCACGTCGCCGGCGGTCGCCGTCAGGAAACCATCCCGCTCCCAGCGGTCATACGGCACGCCATCACGGCGCGACCTTTGCAGTATCGATTCCTTCGGTACGAAAAACCGACAGAGCACCCGGTAATACGGATCCTCGCCCCACGGCGGAAACGTCCACACCAGGGCGCCAATATCCGTGGTGCTCGCCAGGTCGAGGCCGCCGTAACAGGGCCGCCCCGCCAGCGCCGCGACATCGAGGCGCGGCAGCTTCTTGCAGAGGTCCCATTTCTTCCGCGGCAGCCACCGCGTCTCCGCCTGTGTCCAGATGTTCAAGTGCAGGCGCAGGAATGCGTTCATGGCCGAAGGAATTTCCTTCGCCCGCGCCGCCTCTTCGCGGATCGTGTCCCACTTCGGCGAGATCCCAATGTTCGGATTCGCCTTTACCCAAACCCGTTCGTCCTCCCAGTCGTCCCCGTCGTCGACGGTGAAGATGATGCCGAACCACGAGTCATCTTCGATGATCCCATTGAGCACTTTTTCGGTGTGCTCGTGGTGTTGCCAGCAGATCGTCTTGCGGTCGCTCCCCGCCGTCGTGATCTCCACGATCAGCGGCTGGCGCCGGGCACCCGTCGCCGTGTTCAGCAGATCGATGCAATCGCTGGTTCGGTGCGCGTGCACCTCGTCCACCAGCGCTCCATGGACGTTCAGGCCGTCCATGGTTTTCGCATCGGAGCTGAGCGGCTGGTAAAACGAATTCGTCTCCAGCACGCTCAGCGAGTCTTTGTGCCGGTCGACGTAAGGCCGCAGCGCCGGCGAACTCGCCACCATCCGCTTTGCCTCTTCAAAGACGATGCGCGCCTGGTCGCGTTTTGTCGCCGCGCTGAATACCTGCGCTCCCTGTTCGCCATCGGCCAGCAGGAGCAGCAGGCCGATACCGGCCGCCCATGTGCTCTTGCCGTTTTTGCGGGCAACCTCGAGATAGACCCGCCGGAACCGCCGCGAGCCGTCAGCCCGACGCCAGCCGAATACCACCCACAGCACAAATGCCTGCCAGCCGGACAGCTCGAAACTCTGCCCGGCCCACTCCCCCGTCGAATGACGCAGGAAGCCGTAGAACTCCAGGGCGAAATTTGCCCGCCCCTCATCGAAATAAAGGCCGCGTTTCCTCCCCGCTTTCAGATCCTTCAGGTGACGTTTGACCGCCAGACGCACCCAACGGCACACCGCCACCTTCCGGGACTGCACATCCCGGATGTATTGCTCAGCGGCATTCACATTGACCTAGGCTGATGCCTTGTTGAGGAACTGGCGGAACGCCTCCGGCGTGTCTTTCTTTTCGACCTTGAGCCGCGTCCGCGCCGCCGGCGAGAACCCGAACTCAGACGCCCAGGCCCGCATCTGTTTCTCCAGATTGCTCGCGATGGAGACTTGCGGGAACTGCGCCACGTATTTAACCTGCCCGTCCTTGTCCCGGACAATGTAGTTACTGCCCTTTTCGCGCAGGAACTCCAGCGCCTCACGCCACCGCTCGTACTCGGAGCAGTAGACCGCCAGGCTCGTATGATCCAGCGCCGTCAGCATCCGCAGCGCCGTCAGCTCTTTTGCTACCCGCTTCCACTCCTTCTTGCCGAGCTTGCCCAGGTAGCTGGGCGGTTTCGGCGGCTTCACGTCCGCCGGCGGTTTCGGCTCTTCACGGTTGATGGGCCGCTTTCCCGGATTGCCCTCGATCAGCCGGAGGGCTGTCGGTTTCGGTTTGCGACCGCGCGGCATTGCCGTATCCTGTCCGCGGAGGTGCCTATGCAGGACTACCGCCGCTCCGTCAAATCCTGGTCATTCTCCCGCCCCGTCGAGGACCGGCGCATCATCGCCACCTACACCGACAACGCCCACCAGGCCCTCGGTAAAATCTACCGGGGCATGGAACTCTACGGCCTCACCAAAGGCCAGTTCAGCATGATCAATCTGATCATCGCCATCCTCGATCAGACCGGCCCGGCCGACGTCTCCCTTGCCACCTGGACCGCCGCCCAGCGCGAAATCGATGAGTCAGAGCGCCTGCTCAAATCAGGCCTGATCCGCTCCCTCCGCTTTCTCGTTGACCGCTCATTCCCGGCTCGGCAGCCGTCCTACTGTGCCCGTCTCCGGCACCACTTCGGCGACGATGTCATCCGCGTCACCAGCACCCACGCCAAATTTGTCCTGGCGCGCAATGCCGACTGGAACATCGTCCTGCGCACTTCGATGAACTTGAACAAGAACGACCGCCTGGAGAACTTCGAAGTCTCCGACGATCCCGCCATGGCCGATTTCCTCCAGGCCGTCGTCGATGAAATTTTCACCACCCAGCAGCCAGGCGAGGCCTTCTCCGCCTCCTACTCCGACCTCTACGACCAGTTCCAGAAATTCGGGCTCGAAACAAAAATCATCGACTACAACGCCACCGACCACCTCGGCGCCAACCTCGACGATCCAGAAAAACCGGGCTATTCCCGATTCCCCTAATCCGCCCCCGTTCTATTACCCCCCCTAACAATTTCGCGGCTACCCCCGCGAGACTCCCGCGCCGGTCATTTTCAAAAGGGCGTAGAGATTTCACCCCCCCTCCCCCCGCCGGCTCCAGCGCCCATCGGCTTGCGCCGTCTTGCGCGAGTGGCAACGGTGGCACAGCCCCTGAAGATTGCTCAGCGCGTCGGTCCCGCCACTTGCGCGCGGGAGAATGTGATCAACGTCCGTGCTCGGGTTCACCCGGCACTCAACGCAAATCGGATCCCGAGCAATCACCGCCGCCCGCAGTTTCCGCCAGGCGGCGCCGTAGCCGCGCTTCCCGGCGTTCGTCCGCGTGCGCTCGTGCGCCTCTCGCCTCTCGCGCGCGTGCCGGGCGCACAGGCCGTCCCGACCTGTCACCAGTTCGGGGCAGCCGGCCGCCCGGCACGGTCGCGGAGCGCGGAGGGGCATCGGGTGAAAACCTCGTCGTCACACCATTTTCTGCTCCTAAAACACGAATGGCCGGGGCATCGCCCGGCCGACTCTCGAAATTCATCCAGCATGATCATTTTAGGGGGTATTTTGTTCCACGTCAACGGTTGTCTGCATTCCCGCTCTCGGCCACGCCCTCGGCCTCCTCGCCCCTCGGCGGCACGCCCAGGCGCCCGATCAGCTCCTCCCACCAGTCCCACAGCCCCCCGCGCCCGTTCATCAGCCGGCTCACCGTCGCCGTGCCGCACCGCGCCGCCCGCGCCACCTCCCGGTAACGCCGGTACTCCACGATCACCAGCCGCGCCACCGTCCGCCGGCGCGCGTCCCCGATCCCCTCGATCGCCCCCGTCACCTCCCCATACCACGCCAGCACCGGCAGCGCGTCCCGCCGCTTCCCCCCCGTCGCGCCCGGCCGCAGCGCCGCCGCCCGCAGCCTCTGCCCCTGGTGCAGCAGCCGCACCAGGTTCAGCGCCCGCCGCACCGCCCCGTCATCGGTCGGCATCGATCATCGCCCTCACATCCCCCGGCACATCCCACAACCCCAATTGCCCCCGCATCGGTATCGGCTCCGTCAACAACACAGGCTCCGTCAACACCCAGCCGTAAATCGGGCTCCCGTCCTTGTCCCCTATCCACCAGGGATACCGCTCCCGGCATTCCGTCATGTCAACCGTCCAGTGGATCAATCCCCACAGCACTACCGTCCCGATGATCGCTCCGCACACCATCTCCCCCGGCCCCGGCATTTGCCATCCCGCCGGCATGATCTGCCGCCCCTCGAACTCCCGCTGCAGCGCCAGCCCTGCGAACTCGCCACATTCCTGCATCGAGAGCCGTCCGCTCGTATGAATCGCAATCCGGTGATGCGCCTTCACAAAATCGAAAGACGGGCGCCACGTCCGGTTCTCCACGTTTTTCCCCGCATGGAAGATCGACCACGCCCACGGCTGCCTCACAGTGATCGCTTTCATCGCCCCCTCCGGTCCATCCCGCCCGCCTCCAGCCACTCGTAGGCCTCGCTGACCCGGCTCCAGATGCGCGGGCTCCAGCGCTGCACGTCGTCCGGCGTCAGGTTGCTCACGATCACCGTCGGCCTCCCGTGCGCGTAACGCGCGTCCACCACGCTGAAAAACTCCTCCACCAGCCACGCCCCCCCGCCGCGGCGCTGCGCGGCAGAGCCGGGCCGCCCGAACATCGCCGCCTGCTCCTCCCCCTCCTCACCGCCCAGAGACCGCAGCCCAGCCCCGAACTCATCCAGCACCGCCAGCCCCGCCACCTCGATCCGCCCGCTCACCATCCGCGTCCCCTGCCCCATGCCGAACCCCGCCCGCCACAGCTGGATCAGCTGCCCGCAACTGTGATGCACGATCCCCTCGTCATCCGGCAGCAGCGGCGCCTCCTCGCCCCGCAGCGCAAACCCCGTCCCCTCGCACCACTCGCAGCCCCGTCGGCCGCACTGACTGCACGGAGCCAGCAGCCGCGCCAGCGCCCGCCCCTCCCCATTCCGGCGCCACCACTCCCGCATCGCAGCCGCCGCCAGGTAGGATTTTCCCGTCCCCACCCCGCCGTAGAGGAACGCGCTCCGCCCCTCCTCGGCAACCCGACGCACGATCTCCCCCCGCGCCGCCGAACCCCTGTCCGCCGCGTCCGCCTCGATCCCCGCCGCCGTCGCCCCCCGGTAACGCAACGGCACCGCCAGCGCCCCGCTCTCGCCCCACAGCCGCTCCCGCAGGCACGCGCACGACCGCATCCGCCCGTCCGCCCCCCGCGCGAATCCCGGCGTCCCCTCCCCGCACTCCCCGCACCCGCCGTACAAACCAGCCGACGCCTCAGGCGGCGCCACGGCGAAGCGCAGCGCAGCCGGGCCCTCATCCCGCTGCAGATTCGTCCTCATCCTCATCACCATCCCATCAGCAATCGGATCACAATGATCGCAACGGCAGCCGCCGCGATGATTGCCACCGGCCGCAGCAGCCAGAGGCAAACGAGCACAATGGCCGTTGCAATGCCCTCGCCCAGGTCCGGCTCACCAGGTCCGTTCATGCCCGCTCCTCCACCCAGCGGTCGCACACCCAGCGCCGCCCGCACCAGTCGACGTCGAGCACGCCATCGCCTTGCAGCGATTCAGGCACGTCCGGCCACAGCACCAGGTCCATCTCCACCTGGTCCACCCGCGCGACGAACCCCTCACACCCCGCCACGCTCGCGCGCGCCGCCGCCTCGGCTCGCTCCCGATCGGTGAAAATCCCGACGATCGCGCCGTTGCCGTCCTCGTCATCATCTCCTGCAAAACCCATGATCGGACCGCAGACCAGGTCCGACTCCATATTGTGCCGCTTCACCAGGTAGCAGTGTTTCGGCTCCATCGTCTTGCCCTCCCAATTCAACGTTTCATCCTCCGAGCCAGCACCGCGCTGGCCCGCTCCTGATTCCCGTAGCGCCGCGCCGCCTCCTCCGCCGGCGAAGCCGCCGCGGCAGAGTCCGCAGGACGGCGCCGGGCCCCATCCCCTGCCGCACACTGCGCACCGACCAGCGGAACCGTCTCGATCGGCAACATCAGGCTCGCCTGCCCGGCCCCGTCGTAAAACTCGTCAGCCGCCTCGATGATCCGCTCCACCTCGTTCGCCCGCAGCAGCTGATCGAACGTCGTCACACGCCCCGCGGCGCCAGCGCCCATCGTTCGCACCAGTAGCGAGAGCGCCCGCACCCACTGCTCACGCCGCGGCAGACTGCGCAGCCGTTTCTCAGCCCGCGCCTGGCGCTCGATCGAGAGCGGCACTGTCACCCGCTGCAACCCCGGCGTCACCGCCGCCGCCCGGTTCCACAGGTCCGCCACATCCGCCGGCGTCAAATAGTCCTCGCCGGCCCCCCCCTCCGGCCACAGCGCCGGAGGCCGTCCCTCCTGCGCATTTGAATCACTACCACCCACCGCCTCCGCGGCCTCCGCCCCCCCCGGCAGGGGGGGGTTGGGGGGGGTACTCGTAGTTTTTGTTTCTTCTTTGCTTTCTTCTTTGTCATATGAGTGTTGCGCTGGCGTTGCATCAGCGTTGCGTCTCTGTTGCGTCTCTGTTGCGCTTTCCTCCGCAACTCCTTCTGATTCAATGGTTTGGTGTTGCGTCTCTGTTGCGTCTGCGTTGCGTCTGCGTTGCATCCGCGTTGCGCCGTCTTTCCCCTCCTTGGAGAGCCGACCGGCCGCCTCGGCAGCGCCGGCGCCGAGGGTGAAGAGCATCCCCATCCGCGTCCGCGTCCGCGCCGTCCCCGTCAGCCGGCAGAACTCATCCAGCCTCCGGCTAACCGTCGATTTGTCCACTTGTTCCCATCCCGCGATCCGAGCCACCTCACCCAGGTCCATCCACGCCTGCCCGGCAGCCAGGCGCACCCGCCCCTCCGGCGTGCCGATTTCCCCGTCCCCCCAATTCGCCCGGTATGCCAGCTGCAAGTAAAGGTTCTGGAAGCCCACCGCCCACCGGTTAAACCCCTCTACGCGTCCCACCTGTGCGTAGCCGTTCAAGCGTGTTTTCACCGTGTCATTCATGCCGTTTCCCCGAAGCCCGCCGTCCCGCTGGTCCGCACCGAGTAGTTGCAGACCAGGATTTCCCGACGCTCTTTCCGAATTGACTCCGTGTTGGCTCCGCCGGAGAGGGAGTAGGTCGTTGAGACATTGCTGATCGTGAAGTCCCGGAAAATCCCGCGAATGAACGGATCATCCGCATGGCTCATCAGCCATTTCCCCTTTGCCCCCGCGAGGCACCAATGCAGCCGCTCGTACTCGCCGTCCGCCAGAATTCTCCCGTAGAGCCCGTCGCTCATGCCGCGGTAGGGCGGGTCCAGGTAGGCGAACGAACAGGGATCGTCGAAGAAGGCGAGCACCTCTTCAAAATCCTGCTCCTCGATCGTCACCCGACGCAGCCGCGCATGCGCCGCCGTGATCACCGCTTCCACACGGCTCAGGTAAATCGCCTCATTTCTCGATTTTGAACGGCCGAAATGTTTGCCCATCCCGCCGAAAGAGCTCTTGCGCAGGTAAAAAAACCGCGCTGCCCGCTCCACCTTGTCCAGCGTTGCCGTGTCCGCCTGCAGCATTTCCCTGAACCAGCGCCGCGAGTGCAGCAGCCATCGCAGGCAGCGGATCAGCTCGTCATGACGGTCCCGCACCACCTGGTAGAAATTCACCAATTCGCCGTCGACGTCG